GGGGTTACTTTAACCTAACACCGTTAACTACCCAAGGTGCAGCTACCCAAGGTGCAGGTAATGGAGTTGTCTTAAGTATTTCAGATGCTGGTAATGGGTGGAGAAAATGCACCTTAACAGGTAATCTGGGGGCTGTTACAGGGCTTTATAAGGCGTATATTTACCTAGCTGTTGCGGGACCAGCGATATCTTACAGTGGAGACAATACCCAAGGTGTTTACCTCTGGGGTGCCCAAATCCGTCTCACCTCCTGGGACACCCGCTACATCCCCACCGGCGCAAACCCAATCTTCCCCAACGCCCAAGCCGACGGCGCCAACGCGGTGGTGAACTTGCGTAACTTGGCACCGCTGTTCGATGACCGGGCTAATTTGCTGGTGCAGAGTGACATGTTCAGCACGACGTGGGTGCGCACCAGACTGAATGCATTCGGAGCAGTGGATACGGGAGCTGCAGGAGCAGGTAGCTTTGCCAACACCACCCGCACTACCGATCCTCTCAGTGGAAATTTTGCTGACTTCGTTCAGGAGGATGCGACAGCAGCAAACACGCATCTGATCAGCCAAAGCATTGTACTCGCATCAGGAACTTACACGTTCTCCTGTTTTGTTAAGGCTTCCGGTCGTAACTGGGTGAGGTTGATTGTTGGGGTTGTTGACAGCATTGCCTGTTATTTCAACGTCACTGCCGGAGCTGGAGCGGTAGGAACAGCAGCCAACGGAGGAGGGGCATCAGGAGCTGTTGGGAGCATCGTTGATATAGGCAATGGCTGGTTCAGGTGCGTTCTTACAGGTGTCTTATCAGTGTCAGGAACCTATGCGGTTGACGCAAGACTAGCCACAGGCGATGGAGGTTCAAGCTACAACGGCGACAACACCTCCGGCCTCTTCCTCTGGGGCGCTCAACTTCGCCGTTCCACCTGGTCCGACCAATACATTCGCACCACCACCGACACTGTCACGCCATTCCGCAATGGCTCGTTCCGCGACCTGTATCAGGGGACAGGAAGCGCGCAGCCGCTGCTTGTGCTGGATAGCGTAAACAGGAAGCCTGTCTTGCAGTTCAATGGCACAACGCATTTTCTGAAGACGCCCATATTCACTCTTCAGCAGCCATGCACGGTTTACATGGCATATCGCCCGCTCGCCATCACTGCCTTTGCGCGGTTCTTTGATGGAAACTCCAGCAATAGCATGGGCGCTTACCAGACTGGAGCAAACCGCATTGCGTTGTCGGCTGGCACTGACTTGACGCTGACTGATGCTTACGACATCGCCCTAACCAAGATGACCATCGGAGCGTTTATCTTCGTGCTTGGAGACGGCTCCACTGCTGATATTGAGACTGATCGGTCATACGTGGGATCAACGATTGGAGTCGGCGCGGCATTCGGTATCACCTTGGGTGCGCGCGGCAACAACGCGAACTTCTCCAATATCGAGTTCAGTGAGATGCTGGTGTTCTCTGTTCAGCATGACCGCAACACCCGTCGGCGCATCATGAAGTGCCATGCCGACAAGTGGGCCTCATTCGTGGTATGAACTTCGCAGATCCAACGATTGTTGTTGTCTCGGGCAAGTTGCTTGCTGAAACCCAGGAAGCAAAATGTCAGCAGTGGATGATTGACCATGTGCTAGGTTATACAGCCGAGCGGTGGGCTGAGATCTGGGTTAACACAAACGAAATTCAGCGTGCGTTTTACGTCGATAAGAGAGTTGAGCCAGCGCTGATAAAAACCATTCTTGATACCAGAGTAAAGTCAATTGACGACGCAAGCTGGACGATAGAACGATTGAAAGAAATCGCTGTTGAACCAATCGAAGAACCGATCAAACTTACAAGAAAATAAATACCATGCGAATAAGGTCATGCAACAAATCAAAGTGGCAGGCTTTCGATGCTGAATGTAAAAGCTCTAATTCAGTGCTGCGGTTTCTGGCGCTATTCATTCTGGCTGCTGTTTTACTGTTCGCTGGAGCCAAGCTTGTCTTCGGTGCAGGTGATCAATCCGTGACCCTCGCATGGGATGCAAATACCGAGACCAACCTGCGTGGATATTTCCTATACTATGGTAACGTGTCCCAGAAATACACAGCCATAACTAACGTGGGAAACGTAACCACTGCCGTGGTGAAAGGGCTCGACGCGGGAACGAATTGGTTTTTTGCGCTGACAGCGGTTTCAGTCTCAGGCCTTCAAAGTGAGTTCAGCAATGAGGTGATGACGAGTATTCCTATAAAGCCTAAAACGCCGGTGATCATAACGAATTACTGGAATATCCCTCCATTGAAGTTCGAGATTTTGCTGGTTCCACTCTCTTCCGTCACCAACACTCCTTTCATCACGATCCCGTCGCCGACAACCATTGAGTCTAATTAACCGCTGAAAAACCATGACGAAGAATCAGACTCCAGACGAAAACAAGCAGGCAATAATCAAGGTTGTTGCGGTTATGTTTCCGCTCTTGCTGTGCTCAGTGCTGATCCCTTGGTGTGTATGGGTGACTTCAACTATGTTCGCGAGGGAGGTTCGAATTACTGCGATTGAGACGTTTATAAATCTTGGTCCAAGGACTCTTACTTCTGATACAGTTCGTATCACCAATGAAGAAAAGTTGGAGAGAGTAAAGATTATTGAACGGTTGGACAAAATCACTTTGGACATCCAAGAGATCAAAATCAAGCTCTTGAGTGGCACTGCCAAATAGGCCATTAAACTCGATCACCGGTACACCAGCTCGTGGCTGGTGTGTGTGGTGGCCTTGGCAGCGAGATCCTGAAACCATTGGGTGTTCTTCTGTTCGGCTTCGGCATTGGCCAGCCGTGAGACGTTGAAGCCGCGGCGGCGGGCGCCCTCGACTGCGATCACTAACGAGTCTGCCCGGTTCGGGCTTTCACCACTGTTCCTTAGCTTGTAATCGTCCTTCGTTTCCAGCTCGTAACGATCCCTCGAAACGTACGTCCATTGGCGACGGCTGAATTCCTCCGCTGCTTCCCGTGGGAATTGACGGATCTGATGGCACTGGGTCACCAGGCGAACCACAAACCAAAGCTCCGTTACGAACTTGCTGACGTGTTCATTCCACGTCTTCAGCCGGCGCTTGTGGGTGTCATGCTCGAACAGGTACATGTCCTTGCTCACCGCTCGGTCCGTGGCCACACCACCGAAGTTCACCGCATTCACTTCCACGGACATCTCTCGGGCCATCTCGACTGCCAGTGTGGCGAACATGCCGGCATCGAAGAACACGTTGCCCGATGGGATGTTCAGCGTAGCGCAGCGCGATTTAGCATGCTTCGCAATCTGTCTCTCTGCCGTCACCTTGCCGCCATCGGCATCCTCCAGACTCAACAGAATCGGAATCACGCGTTGCTCACCGAAAGATATCACCGTGGATCCATCCACCAGCTTGCCGAATTCAAGCCACGTTTCCACGCACTCATCACCTCCGAAACCGGCGTCTATGGAATAGATCCTTGTGCGTGCCTTGCTTCCGTCCCATACGGGTTGCTTGAATCCGTCGCAAGCCTCAATCTCAGGAATCGTAAGCACGACACTGGAGACCGCGCCAGCCTTCCTCACCCCCATGATTTGGGACCACCACTCAATCGAGTCCTTGCCTCCGGGCCTGCTGGAAACTCGGTCCACGTCATGTTGGTCCACGAGGTAAGGAAAACGGTTGGGAGTTTCTGGATCAAAATTCGGAGAATCTATTCCAACAAGGTTTACCGTTCTCCCGTTGTATTTATTGTCCCACACTGTGGTTTTGGTGATTTCCCCTTGGGCTTCCCATCCGCACTTCGGTTCGCTTACTGCGTCCAAAGCCTTGCCGTTTTCTGCAATTGGATTTCCCAAGAACGCAGCTTTGAAATCTCCTTTGTCCAGAGAATCGAGCACCTTGAGGTAATCACGGGGAAGAAATTGAAGCTCGTCACCTATCAGTCTGCGGCGCTTTTGCTTGATTCCTGAAAAATCTTTTAGGGATTCTCCCATGAACTCTCCGTGAGATCCCAAAACGGGTACCGTCAAAATCCCTTTCCTTTGGTCACGAATATCTCCCGTCTCTTCGATGGCGTCAGTGAAGATCCCGTGTTTGGAGTCAGAAATATTGCCAGGAAGCCAATGATACCGGTCAAGTGCTCGCTGATGCAAACTTTTGATGTCGCCCCAAACGCGTAATTCCAAGCCTCGAATGTTGGTGCTGGTCATCAGCGTGAGGGTTTCTTCTGGAAAGCAGTAGTAATCAATCAGGACAGCCTTGCTGATGCCACGTGTTTTTCCGCTGTCACGGCTCCCCACCACAACCGTGATTCGATTTGCCAGATATTCTTTCAGAATCAAATCGCTCCAGCGATGGTGATCATCCTCCGGCCAGATCAACTTTTGGGTTGCTTTGAAGTGATGGAACAGTCCTTCCCCGCATTCCCGGCCGCCCTTTGTCCATTTTCCGCCATGCTTGATGCACGCCAACTCGATCTTCAGGTCGCTGGTGCCGGCGGGCCACAATGCTTCGTACTTGCTTATTTTCTCGGTGGGCATAAGGTTCTGAACCGACGTAAAGCCGCTGTCGTCAAGCGACAAAGTGCCAGAAGTGTGCTAACTTTGCGAATCCAAAATGACGAATGAGCTGAAAACGGCTGACGAGAAAACCGAGAAACGGAAGGTTAGGCTTCGGTCGGTGCCCACGTACCTGTATCCAGTGAAAGGAGCAGGCATTTACGCCATTATCAACAACGAGAATCTGAAGGTTTACGTTGGGAGCACCGTGAATTTCAGGAAACGATGGGCAACACACAAATCAGAACTTTCAAAAGGGAAACATCACAGTGCTCATCTTCAGCGAGCATTCGACAAAAATCCAAACGCTTTCTCGCTCGAAGTGCTTCAGGAGATTCCGAATGCGGATAAGGAAACACTTCTTAAGGCGGAGCAATTTTGGATGGACTTCTACAAGTGTAATGATCGTACATCAGGATACAATACATGTCCAGATGCAAGATCCTGTCAAGGTATCAAGCTGACACCTGAACGATGCAAGCAAATGTCTATTTCGCTCAAGGGAAAGACCAAGGGAAGAAAATTCAGCCCTGAAAGACTTGCAGCTCACAGATTGATAATGATCAATCGAAAACCATCTCACTGGACAGAAGAACAGAGGAAAAAGGTAGGGGATCGTTTCAGAGGAAAATCTAGGAGCACGGAATCAATCAAGAAACAGTTATCAAAACAGATCGGAAGAAAGTCATCTTTAGGCAAGGAAACGTGTCAATACGACAAGGATGGCAATTTCGTAAGGAAATTCCGAACCGGAAAAGAGGCTGATCGAGCATTTCCAGGCAATGGAAGTAGGATAAGAACCTGCGTTAAGAATCCAACTTGGAAATCAAGTGGATATTACTGGAGAAGGTTTTCAAATGGAGAAATCCCAAACAAGATAATAATTCCTGAGCGCAATGTAAGTAAGCGTCTTGTGCCGGTTCTTCAGATTGACTTCAGTGGAAAGATTCTAGCCAAGTGGAAAAGCGTAGCTGAAGCTGCGAGATCATTTAAAAGGGATCTCACAAATATAGTGCAGGCGTGCAAACACAAACAAAGAACTGCACACGGTTTTTACTGGAGGTATGCATGCGAAGTTGGGGATGTTGATCATGTAGAAATAATCCCTGGATCACGTAAAAATAAATCGTTCGTTAATATCAATGAGGTGAAAACGTGAGTTCAAGCTCCCGCATGGCCGACGGCTCCTGGGATTGGAGTTTTGGAGTTGACAGCGGCAAGGTCACCACCATCGCTTCCAACCTGATGCCCAACGGGTTGAAACGAAACCAACTTGCGTGGCTAACCAACGCCACCGTGC